TCTTGATGAAAGCCATGTCTTTCTTATACTTTTCGGTATTATATTCGTACGTGTCGTACATCCATTGAAGCTCGTCCAGAGCATCTTCCAACGCTTGCTTAAGTTTGTCCATAAGTAATCTCCTTACCTACATATTACTATATAAGCAGGGAGATGTCTACAAAATTATGAAAAGATTTCAAAGAAAGTTTACAAAGAATCGTAAGCCTTTAGTTGCTCGTACCATGCTTCCCAACGCTCAACGTGGGTAATGAGTAGGCTGAGATTGTGAGTAAGCCCCTTGATAGGTTCGTCCATAACCTGGACGAGTTTCGGCCTAGATGGTGGTTGCACTATGTCATAATAAGGTTCCCTTGTCGGAACGGTTTTACAGCTTGTTATTGAAATTATCAATGAGAGCAGTAGCAAAATCAAGCACTTCTTTATCATCTTTGGCCTCCTGTATTACTTGTTCGTTGTAGGTCTGCTCAGCTTGGAGAACTTGTTCAGTCTTAGCGGCTTCCTTTACTACTTGCACTACCTTGACAGCTTGCTCCGCCTTCTGCTCAGCTTGCTTTACCTCTTCTTCGGCTTCTTTGATTTCCTCTTTCTGCTTGACAATCTTCTTTCGCTGAAGGCCGAGGATGGCAAAGAGGAAGGCAACGATGCCACCGCCAATCAATTTAAGTATCTGTTTTACGGTCATGTTTTCCCTCCTGTATCTTGCTCACCACCGAGCCTGTGCCAATGCTTGCAACCATGCCCAAAAAGAACGGTAGGAACGCACCCAAGAACTTGGTGAACTTGTCCATGTCGAAGAATGCCAGGAAGCACCCGACAAGGCCGACAAGGAAGGCAACGGCAAGGATTGCGAGGGTGAGCTTTTTGGCTGGCTGTTTCACAGTGCGCCTCCGATATACTTGAGCGCCTTTTCTCCGAGCACCGCAACCATGAGAAGGATAATAACCCAATCCATGCGGTACAGAGTGTCTATCCGCTTTGTCAGATGGTCAATCTTTTCCTTGATGTGCGGTAGGCACTCCTCATGCTGTTGCACAACTGGCACCACGTTACCCAATGTAACAATGATGTCATTCAGCCCTTGCCGTTTGTCCATATCAAACCCCCACGATCAAAAAAGCTATTGCAATGCCAAGCACGTCAGCGAGGATGTCCGTCCAGTCGAAGCCGCTTCCCCCGATGTCCGCAAACTCCTTGCAGAACCCAGCCAGAAGGCCGAGTGCCACAGGAAGTGCGAGCATCCACCCTTCGTGCCATATCTGCCAAGGGATGGTTCCCAAGGCAGACACCATGAAGCAGACGAAGAAATGCTTGTAGTGGTCGGTTCGAATCATGCTCGTATCCTCCTGTCATCGAGGCTCAACATAGCCTCATTTAAGGCCCTGTATGCTTCCTTGGTCCATACGCAGTGCTGCATGTACCCTGTGAACGAGTTCACCGATGCAAGCAGCTTCTCTTCGGGTATCTGCCCCTCTGCAACCAAGCGTGCAAGTTTCCTGTGCCTCCGCTTCGCAGCCTTAACATTCCGCTTCCTGGGGGATAGGTAGCGCCGGTGTATCCCATATCCAGCGAAGTCAATGCCCGGGTCGAATATTTTTCTCCCATCGTCATACGGATATTCTGCTACGGCAATATGGCTCTTGTTCTCGTTGAGCGTGAGCCAGAGTATTTTCTGAGAGTAGAATTTTGCTTCCTCAAATATCTGCTCCAGCCTTCCAAGGTCAGACGATACGATGATGATGTCGTCCATGTAGCGTGCGTAGCAGGTGGCACCACATTCGTCGCATAGGTAATGATCGAGTGCATCACCCACGATATTTGCAAACAACTGGCTGGTGAGCGCCCCGATAGGAAGGCCCTGCTCGTAGCTGTCGATGATGGTATCCCAGAGCCAGAGCGCCCACTTGTCGCTTATCACCCTTCTCACGAGACGTTTGAGCACCACATGGCTGATGGAGTGGAAGTATTTGTGGAAGTCCATGCGCAGGTAGTAGACGGGTTTTCCTTCTGGTTGCTGGCGGATGTAGTGCTGTACGCGCTTGCATGCGGCAAGCATCCCTTTGCCCTTTCTGCATGCGAAGTTTGAATGGATGAACCTGCGTTCAAAGAAAGGCTCCACCACCCTGCACAGGGCATGCTGGACGAGTCTGTCCTCGATGTCTGGCGCACTGATCTTGCGCATTTTGGGTTCGTAGATGATGAACTCCCTGTACGGCTTCGGCCTGTATGATTTCCAGACTAGATGGTTCTGGAGATTGATGATGTTCTCCTCGTAGTGTTCCTTGTAATTGAGTACCGCGTTCGTGTAGCGCATGCCCTTGCTCATTTCGGAGAACGCGGCATCAAGGTTCTCGAAGCTGAATATCTGTTCGGCGATATTGCCGTGTGTCTTTGGCATTTCTTCACCCCTCCTTCCGGGAAACAGAAAATCAAGAGAAGCGCTTCGGCGGCGTTCCCTTTCGGTACTTGTCGCCTTGCGCGGAAAGCTCGTTCGGTCCTGCCAGGACGGTGATTCCTTTTCCATTGCGTGGACCGTTCCCCGTGAGGAGCGGCCTTCCTGCATGCAAGCATTATCCACAATATGGAAGAGCGGGGCGGAACCCGATGTTGTTGTTCGCGTTCGAGCGCTCGTTGTTCGCGTTTCGATACCCGAGGCCTGCGTTCGACGTGTTGTTCCAGTTGCCACCGGCGTAGCCGTCATCATGTTGCAATCACTGCCCTTGGGTGGATAACGACTTGGTCCACCCTCCAATGATTTTCCCAAGCTCGGCAGTGTACATTGCACACTGGCCGAACTTCTGTTTGTCGATGTAATGCAGCCTGTCTGCAAGCCGGATGAGGACCTTCAAGGCGCACAGGTCGCAGTCAGCTTCCTCCACCTCCTTCTTCCTCATCCCGACATGCCGTATGGCCACAGCCCTTGCGATATGCACACCGATGCCCACCGTAAGCCTTCGGATTTGCTCCCCCATTGCGTAGCGCTCGCTCTTGGGGAGCTGGTTCACCACGCACTTGAGGATGTACTCGGCCATGTCCTCCCACTTCTGGTAAGCAATCAGTGTGTTACCCATTTTCAGTGTCCAGTGCTCAGGCGGTCAGTGCCCGATAAAAGGCGGGGCGGAAACCGATGCTGATGGCCGCGACCGAGCGCCCGTTGTACGCGCCCCTACACCCGAGGCCCGCGTCCGACGTGCTGCCCCAGTCGCCACCGGCGTAGCCGAGCCGTTCGCCTACGTTGCGCATGTACTGCGTTCCGAGCGGTGCGTTGGCAAGAGGAGGCATGATGAGCAGATGTCGGAGCAGGTCATGAATGGTCACACCAGCCTTGGCCGCAAGCGCCGAAAACGTCTGAGAACCGTACGGAGTCGCATCAGCAGGAGGATTGTCCTTGGTGATATTCAACAGGTACGCAGCGCTACCGCTTGCTGGTGCCGTGGTCACATAGTCCCACTTGTAGGTGTCTGCCGTTCCCGGAGCCACGAGAGAACCATCTTGCAGGATTGCCTTCCACAAGGCGCTTGCAAGGCTCTGGTCTTTGGTTCCATCTGCGGCGTTGTTGTCCTGCAAAATCTGAATTTCGCCATCGTTTGTACGATACCCTGCAAGCCATTCGAGTACATTACCTCTGAGATCTGCCGGAGAGAACGGCGTACCGTCAAGAAACCATGAAAGCGGGCCACTGCCGGTTCTAGTCCTGTTCACCTGTCCGCTCGAAGCACTTGCGGCAATGGCGTACTCGGTAGCATCTTGGTAGCTATCCCCGTAGCTGTCATTACCTCGTGGCTGGTATCCTTCTCGAATTGCCAGCAGTGAGAGGTATGCCCACTCTGCAAGCGTCACCATATGATGGCCGGTACCCTTTGCGATGCAGGCCGAGAGCGAGTTGTCGAAGTTGATGGAATGCGCAGGTTCCAGACCACGAAGAGAAACTGCGTGGTTTGTTCCATTCACCCTGCCAGCAAGATACTTGCCGACAAGAATCTCCATCACCGCTCCATTCACGATGAACGCAGGATGGAGCTTGTCGCTTGCCGTGAAGTGCGTCCCGCTATTTGCCAGATAATCCAGCCGAGCCTTCTGGTC